CTCATGGACATTCCGCAAGCAACCAAAGTTCTTTGATGTTGTGACTTATACGGGGAATGGAACGGCAGGTCGGCAGATTGCACACAGCCTTGGAAGTACTCCTGGATTTTTAGTTGTCAAGAATACTGCAACAAGCGGAACAGATTGGAATTGTTGGCATAGATCAATCCCAACAAGTTTTACAGTTCTAAACGCAACTTATGCTGCAAATGCAGCGGGGGCTGCTTATTTTGGAAATGGAAGTACGGCTATTTCGCCTACATCAACTGTCTTTACGGTATCTGATGCTCTTGATGTAAACGCATCTGGTCAAACCTATGTCGCCTACCTATTTGCCCATGACGCAGGAGGCTTTGGTCTGACTGGTACAGACAATGTGATTTCGTGTGGGTCTTATACGACTGATGGCTCTGGTAACTTTTCAGTAAATCTTGGTTATGAGCCTCAATGGATTATGGTTAAGAGGACAAGCTCAACGGGCAATTGGTTGATGTTTGACAATATGCGTGGGCTTGGGGTGGATGGAACAAGCTATGTTCTTTATGCCGATGTATCTAATGCTGAAGCCGGCCCAAATAGTTTTATGTCTATCAATAGCACAGGATTTGGTAGAGATGGTGGAACAGCAGGGCAGACATTTATCTACATCGCCATTCGTCGTGGCCCGATGAAAGTGCCTACGAGTGGGACGAGTGTGTTTGAGCCAGTAACTTCAACAAGCGCAAACTTTATTAAAGGAACGCTAGAAGCCTCTGACATGGGTTGGTTTAAAGATCGTGCAACTGTTGCAGATTGGTTTGTAGGAGATCGCCTGCGTGGGATTATGAGTTACTACAACCCAACGCTGTATACAAACTTAACTAATGCTGAAGCAACGCCAACAACGGGTGACACAGTTACATCTACATCATCAGAAGGAACTGGTAACGGGAAGATTTATTTCGGAGGTGCTGGTGCAACTACTGACCAGCCGCTTGGATATTCATTTAAGCGTGCGCCCAGCTTCTTTGATGAGGTTTGCTATACAGGGACGGGAAACGCAATGACTGTCAATCACAACTTAGGTGTTGCACCTGAGTTGATGATTGTTAAAGGAAGAAGCGGGGCAACAGGGTGGGTTGTATATACAGCCTCAACAGGCGCAACAAAATATATGCGTCTTGATAACACAAATGCTGCCGCCACATTGACAGCCGTGTGGAATGATACTGCGCCTACAAGTAGTGTATTTACAGTAGGTTCAAATTCTAGTGTGAATACTGCTAGTGCAACCTATGTTGCCTACCTCTTTGCAACCTGCGCAGGTGTTTCCAAAGTAGGAAGCTACACAGGTAACGGATCAAGCCAGACTATTAACTGTGGTTTTACAAGCGGTGCTAGGTTTGTATTGATAAAAGCAACAAGTGCTGCTGGACAATGGCGTGTATATGATACCGCACGAGGAATTGTCGCAGGTAATGAACCTGAGCTATTCCTTAATCTTACCGATGCAGAGCAAACTGTATATGACGCTATTGATACTGCTTCTTCAGGATTCATTGTTAACTCTAACGGGGCAAATGTAAACGATAGCGGAGTTACATACATATTTTTAGCAATTGCTTAAAGGACTTATATGCAAGTACGAATCAGAACATCTGGACAAGTTATGTACGAGAGTGAGTTCCGTACACTCTTTCCAAACACATCACTACCCCAACAACTTACAGAGGCTCTCATCAATGATCTAGGGGCTGATGTAGTGTTTGAAGGCCCACAAGCATCAGGTGGTACTGTTTACCAATACTCTCAAGCACAAGGTGTTGAGCAAGTAAATGGTAAGTGGTATACAAAGTATGTGTTAGGCCCTACATTTATCGATACTGTTGTAGATGGAGTAACTACCACAGCCCTTGAGCACGAAACTGCTTACAAGGCTCAGAAGGATGCTGAACAGGCTAAGAATGTTCGTGCTACTCGTGATGCTAAGTTAGCTGAGTGTGATTGGACTCAAGTAGCTGACGCACCTGTAGATAAAGCTGTATGGGCTACATATCGTCAAGCCTTGCGTGATATTACAACGCAGGAGGGATTTCCTTGGACTATTACTTGGCCTGATGCACCATGACAGCAGTAAACGAAGCCATAACCACTAAAGCAGCTACGGCTGCTACATATGGTGGGTCAAGTGCAGCAGTCATCTTTGGTTTAACAGCTAACGAGTTTGCTGCTATTTCTGGTGTTGTTATTGCTTTAATTGGTTTACTTGTAAACATCTATTTCAAGCATCAACACTTGAAAATCGCACGAGCATCGGCTAAAGCTGATGAATCTGAAAAATGATTGACTGGCTTGAAGCGGTTATTGCTGCTTCTTGCATAGTTTCATTTATTATTTTTTGTAGCTACATTATTTTAATTTGTTGGCCTTGAGGTGGAATTATGATTGACCCGATGAGTGCATTAGCTGGCATACAGTCAGCAATTAGCATGGTCAAAAAGGCCAGCAAAGTAGCCAATGATCTGGGTTCTCTTGCCCCGATGATTGGCAAGATGTTTGACGCTAAGAGTGTAGCTACAAAAGCTCTTATTGAATCAAAGCGTAATAAAGGCTCAAACATGGGGACTGCTCTCCAGATTGAGATGGCCTTGGAACAGGCTAGAGCCTTTGAAGAAGAACTAAAAATGTTGTTCATGCAAACAGGCAAGATCGATGTCTGGAACAAGATTAAAGCTCGTCAGGCTGAGATGGATTTGGCTGATGCTAAAGAGATGAAAGCCCTAAAAGATGAGGAAAAAAAACAGAAGCAAAAGGAGCAAGAGCAACTCGAATGGGCCTTGTTAATTGGCGGGATCGGCCTCGTAGTTCTTCTTGTTGGTATCGGTATAAATGAGCTAATGGACTTCTGCCATACAACTCGCAGATGTGGCAGATGAATGAGTACCAAAAGCAATTCAACCTGTTTTGCAAAATCATGTGCTATGGGTGGGCTGCTTGGTGGTTTATCGGGTTCTTGAAGTTCTTGCCTAATGATCTATCTGACAAGATTGTTAAACTTCTATTGGGAAAGATTGGGTTATGAGAATCACAACTTACCAACAAAACGCACAGATGCTGTGGGAGGCTCACAGAGCGATCCACAAGCAAAACATGGAGCGTCTTGCGGAACTGACAAAGAGAGCAGACGAGCAGAAGAAAGCTTACGAAGTTAAAACACAATGGCAAAAGGTAGATGTTTATGTTTAAGTACCTGATCGTCTGTATAGCTTTTATGCTATATGGTTGTAAAGACGTTTACCGCTACAAGTGCCAAGACCCTGACCAGTTTACTGCTCCAGAGTGTCAAAAGCCTAAGTGCTTATTTACTCAGCAATGCCCAGAATATCTGGTTGCCCCAATCTTGGAGAAAAAAGTAAATGATGTCCAACCAGAAAAGCCTAACCCCTGACGAAATCGAAGTACGAATCTGGGGTTTTGTTGTTGTAGCCGTAACCCTGATTCTTTGCTTTATCGTTGTAGCTTTGCTCTATTCTGTCACCTTTGTGACACAGCCAATCAAGAGCATGGCCCCGATTGACCAAGCCTACACAAAAATGCTGAACGACATTGTTCTGCTGATCGTGGGTGGCATCGGTGGCGTTATGTCTAAGCGTGCTGTGGCTGCTGGTTCTAAGGCTCTAGGAACGCCTAATCCTCCAATGCAACCAATGTGTCAGCCAATGGGTTTTAACGGCTCTCAGGGCGGTTTTAGCTCGTCCTATGCCCCTACGCAGTCTGCGTATGGTTTGCCTAGTCAGCCATTTGGTGCAATGCCTGTTTGGAAGAATACAGAACTAGACGAATCTTGGACTCCTCCTCCTCCTCCAACCACTCCTCCAGATTTATTGGAAGAAGACCATGAGCGTGAGCATCTAGCCCAAGCTCGTAAGGAGACTGAATAATGTTTGGCATACCACTTCCATATTTATTATTAGGGTTAACCATTACTTTATTTGGTACATATCGTGGTGGATACCATTTTGGATGGGCAGATCGTGACGCTGATATGCAGATCGCCATTGCAAAGAAAAACGAAGAAGCTCGTGAACTAGAAAAGAACATGACTTCCAAACTGTCTGACCAAGAGACAAAACTCAGAAAGGCACAAGATGAAATTGCTAAAAAACAGTCTGCTATGCATGAGCTTGCTCGTACTGGTAGGTTGCGCCTCCCAACCGCAAGTTGTCCACAAACCAGCGCAAATTCCACCACTTCCGCAGGAAATAGCGATTCCTCTCAATCCGAACTTGAGCGACAGACTATTGAAGCTCTTATCGACATCGCAGCTGAAGGAGACAAAGCCATTACCAAGCTCAATTCCTGCGTCTCTGCCTACAACGAAGTAAGGAATTTGGTAAATGGTCAATAGTCAACACCTGCAAGCTATGCGTATTGATCCTGTTTGGGTAGATGCGCTAAACGAGACTTTTCAGCGTTTCAATATCCTTACACCAATCCAACAAGCGTCATTCATTGGACAATGTGGACATGAGTGTGGTAACTTCCGCATCTTGGAAGAAAACCTGAACTATCGTGCTGAAACCCTGATGAAGCTTTGGAAAGCCAGATTCCCAACAATCGAGATTGCTAACGAATACGCTAGGAATCCCAAAAAGATCGCTAACAAGGTCTATGCAAATCGCATGGGAAATCGTGATGAAGCGTCTGGTGATGGTTATCGTTTTCGTGGTCGTGGTTGTATCCAGTTGACTGGTCATGCTAACTACTTCCATGCAGGTCAAGCTTGCGGTGAGGATTTTGTGATGCAACCTGATTTGGTTGCTACGCCTCGTTATGCTGCAATGACTGCAGGATGGTTCTGGGATACGCACAAGCTAAACCAGTATGCTGACAGACAAGATTTCTTAATGATGACCAAGAAAATCAATGGTGGAATTATTGGTTTGGATGATCGAATAAAGCATATCAATCACGCATTGGACATATTAAATGGCTAATATCCCAACACAAGACGATGCACGAATCTTTGCTGAAAGCGTAAAAAAGTGGCAACAGGTGCTAAGTCTTGGCGATTGGCGAATTGAAAAAGGGCAAAAGCCCGCAAAGCAAGCGATGGCCTCAGTAGAGTTTACTGAAAATGCTCGTCTTGCTGTTTATCGACTAGGTGATTTTGGTGCTGAAAAGATTACGCCAGAATCGCTTGATAAGACTGCACTTCACGAGTTACTGCATATCTTTTTGCATGACTTGATGGTTGTAGCCACAGACCCTAAATCATCAGACGATGATATTGAAATGCAAGAGCATAGGGTCATCAATCTGCTAGAAAACTTATTGACTAAGGATTCCAATGGGCGCACATAACGAAGCTTGTAGTGACACTCAGTTTATCAAGTTATGGGGTGAACTTCAGTCAGCCTCTGCATTAGCTAAACATTTGGGAATCCATACAAGAGCAGTATTCTTGCGTAGAAGGTGGATTGAGGATCATTACAAGATTACTCTAGGCTCTAATGACCATCGTGGTGAGAAGTACAGCAAGCGTCCTAAATCCTATTCACCACTAAAGCAAATAGAACTCGGCATAGAGGATGGAGTAGTTTTAGTCTTCTCAGATGCCCACTTCATTCCACAGCAGCGCACAACGGCCTTTAAAGGGCTTTTATGGGCTATCCAAGAGTTCAAGCCAAAGGCTGTGATCTGTAATGGTGACGCATTTGATGGCGCATCTATCTCTAGGCATGATGCATCTGATCAACCACAGACTTCTGTTATCCAAGAGTTAAAAGCTTGTCAGGCAATGCTTGGTGAGATTGAGGAAGCAGCCAAGGAAGAAAGACATAATGTAAAGTTGATCTTTACATATGGTAATCACGATGCTAGGTTTGCCTCTCGTTTGGCTAACCATGCGCCACAATTCAGAGATGTGCAAGGCTTTAAACTGCCAGACCATATTCCTGATTGGGAGTTCTGTTGGGCTTGTTGGCCTACAGACCAAGTGATTGTTAAGCACCGATATAAAGGTGGTATTCACGCAACTCACAACAACACAGTAAACGCTGGTGTATCCATCGTAACTGGTCACCTGCACTCTCTCAAGGTTACGCCATTCTCTGACTACAACGGCAACCGCTATGGCGTTGATACAGGAACGTTAGCAGAGCCAGATGGCCCACAGTTTACCTATGGAGAGCTAAACCCTAGCAACCATCGTTCAGGCTTTGCTGTGCTGAACTTCTTTAATGGTAAGTTGCTATGGCCTGAGTTAGTTCACAAGTTTGATGAGGGACTGGTTGAGTTCCGTGGTGAAGTTATTGATGTGAGTGAATTTTGAGCGCTTGGCTAATCATTTTCACAGGGGCGATATACGCTTACATAGCTGGTGAACAACTATGGAAAGACAACCCACACATGGCTATTGTGTACGCAGGGTACGCATTTTCAAATGTGGGTCTTTACTTACTTGCTAAGTAGCGTCTTTAACAAACAATCCGTTAGGCAATAGTGTGCCTTTCCGATTCTTAATCTGATCGTATGCAACTTCCATACAGTCTACCAGATTCAAGTCCTGTAAAGCGCAATAATTAACAAGGCATACCATAACATCGCCCACAGCATCAACAATTGCGTCACGATCTTTTTTAATGGTTGCATCGGCTAATTCTCCAAGTTCAGACATTGCTTTGAGTAGCTGAGTCTCTGGATTGCTGTTTGGGATAATTTTTCGAGCCTCGGCCCATTGAATGATGCGAATTTCTACATTAGCGTATGACATTTAACTCTCCTAAGTTTTTAATCATTTTTACTCTTTAACACAATGTCTAATGCTTGTTTTAACTTCAATACATCACTTGAGTGGATGTACGATGTTGAAACAAGTCGGCTAACCTGAACTTCAAGTTCAAAAGCAACAGTTTCGTTAATTGCTTTTCCTCCAATTTTGAAAGTTTTTGGATTTGTTTTCCATTCAACAAACTTTTGAATAGCAAACCGCATAACACCATACATTGAGCCAATGATTGCAAGTTTGTAAATCAAATAACCAATCAATACCCATAATGTAATTGTTGGTAGCCCAGCAACAGCCTCAATAAGTAATTTAAGTTCTTCCATTGATTGCTTTCATAACTCGTTGTTTTTTACCAGAGCGTCCAACTCTAGTGCCGATAATCTCGATATATCCTTTGTCTAGCAAAGCACGATAACGAGCCGTAATGGATGAATAAGGGTACTCAGGAAACATCTCTAGTATCTCGTCTGAGATACACCCATCAGGAAAGCCTTTAATCGCCTCATAGACGACACTTTCCATCTTCTTGGTATCAACTGCTTTAGCAGCGTCAATAGAGGTTTCTGGGCTATCTTTTCGATGCAACTTAAATACTGGTGAGCCAAAGAACTTTTCAACTGCTCCACCAAACCACGCCTTATCTAAACTCATTACTTTTCTCCTTTAGGTGGGCGGTACTAACATTCGTCCGACAAAGACATCCAAGTAGCCTGAAATACTTTGCCTGCTTTCCCGCCCGTAAACTTAATTGGTGAGGCTACTCGCTGAGTCTGGGTGGGATTCGATACCCACGATTCAACTGTTAGCTTGCGCCAGCTTCTCAGCATCCGCTTTCGCCTCGTAAACTTAAAACGGAAGGTCTGAATCGTCAAATTCTTCTTGCTTAACCTTTTTCTTAGGCTGCAAAGAAGCGTCTGCGTTCTTATTCTTGACAGACAAAGACATAAATTTATTGCCGTCCTTGCTGACCTTAATCCAAGCAGATAGCCAGTAGTCTGTGCCATCTACATTGATAGACCCTTTGTAGTCAGGAAACTTTGCATCGTCCTTGCGGTCGTTTTTAAAGAGTGATCCTCGATTGGTGTTGTCGTATTCCATTTAAACTTCCTTTGCTTTCTTAATAGCTGTTCTTACTTTGCTTGGCAGTAGTCCCCACAAAGCCACTTTTTGATCGGCTTCTAGGTTTTCTGCTTCCATTTTCTCAAGACCTTGTTTTCCATCAAGGGCTATGAGTTCCATTGCTAATTCCCTGAGATATTCCATTTCCTCTGGTGGTAGCGTATCTGCTATGCCTTGTGTAGGCGTAATAATGACTTTTTCTTCTTTGATTGGTGCGGAAGAATCCAGAGCGTCATGCTCAACGATTTCCATTGCTGTAACCCAAAGATAGCGCCTAGTGTAAGTTTCTACAGCGCCAAGATTCTGGATAGGATGACAGCCCTTTAAATTAGCGTCAGCCATTGGGCTAGTGATGATGATATTTGTACCATCGTCAACATCGGTGATTGTAAGGCTAGCTATTTCAGCGTCATACGAAACTACACCGCACAGGCCAATCTCAGCAAAAATCTGGTTGATCGTGGGGATGAAATCGCCAAGCTCAAAGTAGCTGTAGCCAGCAAATTTATTGTGACCAGACTTTTTGAGAGGTGCGTTTTGCAAGGCGATTCTTGCTTGCATTAACTTCTTATGTACCATTTCATTCTTCCTTTAAATAATCTTCAATCATTGCTTCTTTATCTTCTTCATAGAGGTCAACAAACTCTACAAAGTGGTTTTCTCCACAGCATGAGCCGTATGTCTTAGGCTCACAGCAGTAACAACAGTAAGTGCCATGCGATAAATCTTTAATAGCATCTTCTCTGGTAATCATTGGATGCGCCCTACTTGCTTTGCTAACAACCATTTGTCACCTAGCTTGAGAACTGATCTGACCCATTTGCGCTGATTGCGTTGGTTGACTTGTGTAGGGACTGCTTTGTTGTTGTAAAGCTGTCGTGCTTTGCGTCTTAGTTCTTGAGTTTGCATTAGCCTCTCCATGCTAACATTACGCCAATGCCACCAAAAATGATGACTGCCAATGTCCACTCAACTAGCGTTTGAATAATCTTACTTTTCATTTGGTTCTCCTTAAAGACCCTTGCGAACTGCTTGGGCTGACTGAAGTATAGCAAAGAATCCACAG